GTAGTAGTATATTGTCTATTAAGATTGGCAGTTTCGCCTCTTAATTTTTTTCTTAATTTGATAGCTTTGTATCTTCTAGTGGTCTTTTTCATTTCTTTTTTCCTTAACGTCTTTAAAATGTAAATAAATTCCCATTACTATAATTCCTAAAATTATAACTCTTAATTCAATAGGTGCTGTCCAAAATATGTTAAATGTTTCAAACATTATTTGCACTCATTTCCTGAACCTTTTAAAAGTTCACATTTATATTCCGTATCTGCCTTCAATCTCATATCAGCAGCAATACCTTCTAAAATTTGAGGTAAATTTGCTTCTAATACCGTAATCATTTCAACAACAAAAATATGAGCAATGGCCTGAATTTCGCTCTCCAAAACTTTAACCATTTGTTCAGTATTACCTTTTGAAACTTGGGTAATAACGTGACCTATTAATTGGTCATTTGCTTTTACTGGATTGATTAACGCACATACATAAAAATATGTAGCAAAAAATATAATCAATAGTCCTTTTATCTTCTTCTTCATAATATATTTATTTCTCTCACTTTCACTTTCACTAGCTATAATATCAAATTTTAAGGGGTTTTGCAAGCATTATTCCATCGCATAAACCTTTGTTTATTTGATAGGGACAAGACAAATGTTCTCTATTTGTTCTCGTCCCTATAATCGGACTAATTGATTAATTCTTTATAAAACTATCGTTCCAATCAAATGCTTCTTTTACACATTCCTCAGTTAAACCTTTATATAACTTGTTAAGTTCTTTTTGCTTAACTGCAATTAAAAGTTTAGCTTCGTCAGCGTGTAAAGCTTCTAACATCTGAATAAACATAGTTTCTTTTTTAGTCTTTGAAAGTTTGTTACCATCTGCACCTTCTACAAAATAATACAATCGTCTTGCTTCTGTATAAAGGGTTGTATGCTCTGTACCAGCTGGGGCGTCATTTTCTGTATAAGGTGGGTTGCCTTCTGGTAAGTCCCATTTGATTTTTGGGTCAAATGCTCCTTTAAGAACCTGTCTTAAAGGCTGACTATCGTTTTTACGCAAAACAGCAATCTTTTTAGGTTTGTCTTTTGCGTTATTCACTTTGGTTAGTATTTCACTAAGCAAAGGAGCACTACTGCCGGCAGTTTCTAAATTTCTCAAAGCTGCTGTACTCATTGGTGCCATTGTTATTTACTCCTTCTTTATTTTTAAATTTCTCATTATTATTAAGGGGGCGGTATCGCCGCTAGGTCTCCTCCGCCCCACTAAATTATTTATATGTCAACAATTACGCAGCTTTATAAGCGTACGGTGTTCCATATAGTTTTTTGATTCCAGCAGCGATTATCGCCCTAGATGGTGTACCAAGTCTGTATGATGTACCTTTACGAGTTTTGTTAATATATATCATATTACCTTCTGCTCTTAATGTATCAATCAATGCTCTTGGAGACACTAAATCAAATCTGCTTCTCAAAAATTTCCAAGAAACGTCATTGCCTTTAGATAAAAGGTTCATCACCTTTGTTCTTTTAGACAATACTTTTCTTCCTCTTTTGGAAACAGCTCTTTGGACTGATTTTACTTTTACAAGTTTATCTGGTCCAAGTATAAAATTAAATAATTTTCTCATTATAAAATTTCTCCTTCTTCAAGTACGTTTTTATTAATAATATTATCAAGTAGCACTAATTAACTTAATAATATATCCCAAGTTGCTTTATGGAATTCATTTAGGTAGATTATCATAATCTATAACAAAATTAAAGAGAGTCTTTCCCTTGAGAGTCTCTCCCTTCTTTTTCGCTACGACTATTTTATCTACAAATTTTTGTAATTTATGTTGATTACCTACATATCGGCTCAACATAGATTTAATACTTTCACTTACCAATTCAAAATCCTTCATCAATATTGGATTATGTAATTCCATTTTTTCTTCAAACATATATCTCATAAGGGCCGTACACATATCATCAACACATTGTTGGACATATATTTGGTTATGGATTTGTTTAACTTGTTTTTCAACTTCTAGTCCAGGCTTCTGCCTTGCATTTTTTTGATTTTTTATTTTATGAAAAGGAAAGAATATTAAATTATCCTTTTTCATTTCTGGTGGTTTTTTTCCGTTATTATTATCTTCTGCCATATCACCCAGCGTTTGCATTTGTAATTTCGCCCTTAAAATTTACTAATTCTCTATCTTCAAAATATTCTATTAATTGATTGTATCCGCCTATTAATTCACCATCTATTTTAATCTGTGGCATTGCACGGACTTGTTTTCCTATATCTTCAAATAAATCCTCTATGGATTTGAAATCTGTTTCAAAATTCTTTTCTGTAAAAGAAAAACCAAGGCCTTTTATCAAGGCCTTAGCCTTACTGCAATATAAGCAGTTCTTTTTTGTGTACACAACAATGTTTTTAATCGCTGTTTGTACCATTATCGGTCTCCAATGATGATTCCATTAGTTTATATGCTTCTTCAGCTTTTTTCTTAAGCTCAAAAGCATCCACTACATCAATCACAGCGTAATTATACATTTTGTTAAATTCGCCAAGAGGTAATCTTAAGCCTATCCACGCACGGTAGTAACCATTTTTTGTCATAGTCACTTCTTGAGCAAATACTTCGTAACCTCTCACAGGAGTTGATTCAATGATATTAATAAGCACAGTTTCAACATCTGTCACAACCGTTTTATGGTATGTTTTACCTAATTCGGTAACAAATATTTTCGCCTTCTTATTCATTTCACCTTTGATGATGTCAGCAAGTTCAGCTTTCGCTACTAACTTTGCCTTATCAATCGCAAGTTCTAAACTTGGTGAAACGGAAGTACCAACTCCGTAGATACATTGCTTACTTTTAGTTTTACCAAAAGTCTTTTTATCACACGCCTTTTTCTCAGCGATGTCAGCCATATACCACGCAGGTACTTTGTTAACAACCTTACCTTTTTCTGATTTAATTGTATAACTCTTTTGAGCACAATTCGTCAGCAATAAAGTTGCCAGGAATATCATTGTGTATTTCAATATTTTATTCATATTGTTTTTTCACCTTCCCTATTGTATTATATACTAATTGCTTTGTTTTGTCAACCAGCTGATGTTTTTCAACATAGTTGGTGACTGGAACATATGTGAATGCAATTAAAATCCACAAAATCCCCATTGTAATAAATGTTTTTATTAAACTAAACATTAATTTATTACCTCCCATTTGCCTGTTGGTGCTAAACACACCGTTCCAGGTCTTTTAAATACACTTTTTGGTTTAGCGTATTTTCTACAATACAGAGGAACATTTCCATCTGTATAATAAAACTCTGCAAATAATTCCCAGTATCCTGGTTTTCTTGCCTTCTCTAATTCTATTTGTTTTTGTAATACTTTAATTTCTTGTTTGTAAGTTATACCATATTTGGTATCCGAACAATGTAATTCTTCCTTCTTAATAATATTGTCACCTTCTTGTCTTATAACAATGGTTACAAAACACCATTGACCATCTGGAGTGACAAATCTTTCCTGAATATCACTTTTTAAAATATTTTCATCATTGGTATTCAGTTTAACTTGTTTTACGGTAAATGTTTCATTGCCTGTATCTACTTTAAATGTACCTATATTACCTGTTTGTACTTTAATATTACCAGATTTAATTGAATCAAATACTTCCTTGTTCAAATCACAATCTACACAAGCATTTGCTTGAGTTGTATAAAAAGCAACTGCAAATAACAACATCCAAAACGTTATTATTCCTAAATATTTAAACTTCATTGTTGTATCTCCACTCTTCCGTCAGGCATAATACAAGCAGTTCCAAAGTTCGTATTTCTGATAGGTGAACCTATCCAGTTAAACGGCCACGATGGTGTTATATCTATTGTACTTTCCCAACTTCTACATTTTAAAGGACCTTTTAACCAAGTCCTTGTTGTTTTAATAATTCCTGAATTTTTTGTGTTTGGATTATACCAATTTGTAATATTTGGTGTGTTTGGTGCTCCAATTAAATGGTCTACAAAATAAGATTTATGAGTATTGAAATCATCATTCCAAACTGCATTTGCCCCAAATGCCCCTCCTGCAACAGCACAAGCGGCCGCAGCTTCTACACTTGCAACAACTCCTGCACAAATTCCTCCTGCCTGAATTGAACCTACAACTGCACCTACATTATTATTTTTTGCCGTAGTACAATTTGTTAAAAATAAACTTAATATTAAAATACTAAGCTTAAAGTTTAAGTTCTTTTGGATTCCCAGTTTTTCGTTCATTTAATTCCTCTTCTTTTCCATCTTGAGCAGATTCAAAATCCATTTGTTCTTGGTATGTTCTGCCAAATACTTGTTTGTAAAAATAATCTCTTGGATTTTTTTGTTGATATGCGAATATCAAATTATCCCAATTAATACTTAAATGGGTATATTGACCTGGGTGTGCTTTCTGAGCATCCCTATGTCCTATAAGGTATTCTACCTTCTTCTTGTTTGATTTTAATTTTTGAAAATCCTCGTAGATTTGTTCTTTAGTCTGCATAATATATTTCTCTCACTTTCTTAATTATATGTTGCTATGCTATCATAGTTGTCAATTGTTGTCAAGCACTCATTTTCTCTATAAATCATAATATTGACACATTATTGACACATTATTAACTTGTAAAATCCATAC